CTGACCATCCAGACTTGGTGAAAGTGTGGTGGGAGCCGGAGGAAGGGGCTGATTACCTGACATTCCTGCGACGGCGCTGAATATCTCAGCCCGTTCGCGGTTTGCTCGAAGGGTGCAGTACCGCTGGTGTAGGCGCTTGAGGAACGTGGCACGCCGCTGACCGGCAATCTCCTCGTCCAAGAGCGCCTTGACCTCGGCCTCGTTAAACAGATTCAGGTTTTGGTTCAATACGCGCCAGTTCTTCATGGCCGTATTGTAAATGAATTATTTAAGGCGCTGCAAGTAAAGCGCCTGTAGGGCGCATACGGTGTCGTCGGGGTCACGGGCTTCATACCACTCGCCCCTCGGCTGGAAAAAGCCCTGAAAGCGTTTCTGGCCTTCTGACAGCCGCCCGCCCTTGGCCTTGACCTCAATCCAGCAGATCCACGCCATACCGTCGTGCATTGGCTTGACGGCCAACAGGTCAGGGATGTCGTGACCTGCCGAGGCGTAGTCGATGACCTCGAAGTTAGCCTTGCGTAAGGCTTCTACGATCTCGGTGTGGTTGTTGTCTCGACGTTTGGCGTAGCGCATACGCCGATTATGCCGGTTTGCACCTAGCCTTCAACTTCGCAACGCCATTCTCGCCCCACAGTTCCCGAACCATGCTGCGAATCTGCGGGTCGCCGTATGCCTCGCTGGCGTCGTCCAGCGAGCGCAACAGGTCGCCTACGTAGTTCTTCAGCCAAGACGTGCGCTCGGCACGCTGCTGCCAATCGCCTACGCCGATCCGGGCAAGGTACGCATCTGCCATCCGCAGCCGGTGGTAGGGATTATTTTTTACAGACTCCCAATACCGAATGTTGGCCTGAGATGCCCACGATATATCACTGCTATTTGTGACTGGATTGTTCATAAATTTCCCCACTGTTCTGCCATGGCCTGGGCGATGCCCAGATACGTCTCGCTGCGCTTCTTCCAACGGTCTTCCGATGGCCCTAATCGGTTCTGTCCGCTGTCAGTCTGGTTTGCCCAACGGCGCTTCCCATCAACGATTCGACCTTCAATAAAGTTAGTCGGGCGCAAGGGCGGCAGATTCTTTAACCATAGGCACGTTGACTTACTTGCATCATCGCCGAACCAATACGGCTGAATAACTTGCTCTGGCTTACGAATGCGCGTGCTGATGCAGCCTATTGGGTTCTCCAGTGCTATCCGAGGTATCGGCGCGTCCAGCAACAAGCGCACAAACTCCAGCGCCTGCTCGGTCTGCTGCGCTCGCTCGGGTCGTTTTGTGTTCCAATGCAGTCCGCTAGAGGCCAAGTAAGTGCAGGGCGGGTGGGCAATCATCAAGTCCCAACCGTCGTTCAGCACGTCTCGAACGTCGCCCTGGTAATGCGGCCCTGCTACGTCTGTCGGCAACAGATCGCACGACATCGCGTCATGGTCTAGCGCCAAAAAAGCATCCCTCACCCTGCCGCTGTATTCACACGCGACTAGAACTTTCATTGACCTTCAGCACGCATTGAATTTGATACAGGCGCAGCGCAGGAATCTTGTCCTCTTTGAACCAGCGCAGCACAGCCTGCCTGGTTACGCCCAACGCCCGAGCAATCTCGCTCTGGGAGCCATAAATCTTCAGTAGTTGTTTCGGTGTCATAGGTTGCACAGTAACAGGTGTTGACAGGATCGTCAACGGGAGTATACTGCACTTCGGGGATTGGCCCCGATGGAGAAAGACATGGAAGATGATTACCGCATCTTGGCCGAGCAGGAACGCGACCGACTCATGGAGTTGCACTGCCGCGCCGAACACGCCGCCTTCAACGTCATTGAAGGCTTAAACGAACTCAACCGCATCGAAGCCGAAGGCGCTTTCAAACTGCATCAAGCATTTGCCGAGTGCATTGCTGCGATTGACGCTGCATCCGCAAAACTGAGGAACCCGCAATGATTAGTAATGACATTATCAAACTGGCTTATGGCATTCCTGGTATTTGGGACCCTGCCGATCCTCATTCGCCCAGCATTGAAGATCTTGAAGACTTTGCTGCTTTTATTATCGAAGCAGAGCGAGAGGCTTGCGCCAAGATTGCTGAATCTTATGAGCCAACCTGCGACCGCTGCCCTAGCGGTGTCGCTGCTGCCATTCGCGCAAGAGGGCAAAACAAATGAAGGTCTACGAGAAGATTGCCGCTGTCACCGCCGAACTATCCAAGATCGGCATCAGCAAAGACAGCAAGAACCAGTCGCAGGGCTACGCTTTCCGTGGCATCGACGCTGTGTACGGTGCGCTCTCGCCGCTGCTGTCAAAGCACGGCCTGTGCATCCTGCCTCGCGTAACCGACCGACAGGTCATCGAGCGCCAGAACCGCCAAGGCACTGCGCTGTTCTACGTCACGCTTACCGTGGAGTTTGACTTCGTAGCCGCTGAAGACGGCAGCAAGCATACGGTCATTACCGTAGGCGAAGCGATGGACTCGGGCGATAAGGCCAGCAACAAGGCCATGTCTGCGGCTTACAAGTACGCCGCCTTCCAAGCGTTCTGCATCCCGACCGAAGGCGACAATGACGCCGACTCGCAGACGCATGAAGTCGCCGCAACCACTACCGATCCTGCCGTAGAAGCAGCCGTGCAATTAGCAGCCACTATCGAGGAGTTAAACGGAATATGGAAAAGCCTAAACGCAAACGAGCGAAAGGCGCATCTGAGCCTGTTCAGCGAAAAGAAAAACAAGTTGGCCTCAGTCTAAGGGAGCAGAGGCTAGTGAAAGAAATAGTAAGTGATGTTGAGTCATACATCGTGGCTTGGTCGCTGACCAATACCGTCGAAACGATGGAACAGATGATTGAAGAGCGTAAGGCTGGTGCGTATCCGAACGGCGTGTTCGATAAAAACAAGGCCAAAGACCTGCGCTTGTTAAAAGATCATCGAGATGCGGCTGAGATTATTTTGTCTTGGTACAAGGTGCCAAACACATGACTTACCCCATCATTGAATTAGAGCGGTGGGAATATGACTTGGTAAACCTTGTCGGCGCTCGACGTTGCTCGGCAAGGTGGGATAGCCAAGACGCCTTGCACTACGACCCGAAGCGCATGGAAGACGACCGCACGGCGCAAGTGGCTGCGTGTGCAGCAGAGTTGGCCGTAGCCAAATACACCAATCGTTATTGGCACGCACACGTATGGGATGCCCGCGATCACCAACTCTACAAAGACTGGCCGGACGTTGGCAGGAACATTGAGGTTCGTCGCGTGCGAACCAGTAACACTGCCGCCGTGCGACAACACCAGATCGGTAAAGGCTTGGTGTTGTTCGTCGCCAAACCTGTCATGCCAGAGATACGAGCCGTCGAGATTCTTGGCTGGCTGCCGCATGACTTGGCATGGGAGAAGGCGACGCCCTCTGACTATTCAGAAACCACACGAGTTATTTCCCCTCAACACCTACGATTGGAAAAGTATCCGTGAAGTTATGAAAACCTACACCAAACCTTCGCGCTATAACCCCTGCATTACGTTCGAGCAGTACAAGGTGCTGCGTGAGCGTAGAGACAATGCCAAGACTAACAAGAAGCGCATCGACTATAAGCCGCTGGCGCAGGAGTGGGGGCTGAAGCCCACGCACATGGCCTCTGCGCTGCACCGTGGCATCAAGCAGTACGACTACCTGCTGTGGAAGCAAGGTGAACTGCAATGACTCCCTACTACGCGCTGATGTCGGACTACGAAATCATCGGTCACACAATGGCGATCCCTGACTCGTCAGAACTGTCGCAAGCGTTGGCCGAAAAGTTGAAGCGCGTGTTAGAGCAGCGGGACGAGGCTGCCAACAGACTTATTGTAGTTACAGAAAAGATGGAGCGTTTGGAGCGCGAATGTCGAGAACTTAAACGTCTCATGGAGACAGGAGAAGAGTGATGGAGCAAAGGACAACAGAATGGCACGCCGCCAGGTTGGGCAAGGTGACTGCCTCAAAGGTGGCTGATGTAGTGGCACGCACGAAGAGTGGCTATGCCGCTACTCGCGCAAACTACATGGCGCAGTTGGTATGTGAACGCTTAACCGGCAAGCCGACCGAAGGGTTTAGTAATGCTGCGATGGAGTGGGGCGTGGAGCAGGAAGCCGCAGCGCGTGACGCTTACAGCGCCAAGGTGGGCGAACTCGTCACTGAAGTGGGTTTTATCAACCATCCGTTTATTCAGATGGCAGGAGCCAGCCCTGACGGATTGGTGGGCGTTAACGGCTGCGTTGAGATCAAATGCCCCTCAACTGCCACGCATATTGAGTACCTTTTTGAGCGCGAGCCGCCGCAAAAATACTTTTACCAGATGCAATGGCAGATGGCCTGCACGGGTACGGACTGGTGCGATTGGGTCTCATACGATCCGAGGATGCCCGAGGAGTTACAACTGCTCGTGGTGCGTATCCCACGGGACACAGACTGCATCACGCTCTTAGAGAAAGAGGTGCAAGAGTTTTTGGCCGAGTTAGATGTTAAGGTTTCCAAACTGAAGGAGATGACCCTGTGAACTATGACAACACAAACCGTGGCGTGCTGTTCCCGAACGACAAGAAGGGCAATGAGAAGCGCCCTGACTTTACCGGCGACCTTAACGTGGGCGGCGTCGAGTACAAACTATCGGCGTGGAAGAAAGCCTCAAAGGCTGGCAATAACTTTTTGTCCATTAGCGTCCAGTTAAAGGAAGGCCAAAAGGCACCGCCGAAGCCGACGCCAGCCGGTACGCTGACCGAGGACAACTGGTCAAAGGCTGACCTCAACGACCCGCTGGGCTTCTAATGATCAGCGAAGAGAGAGCCGAGAAAGCGCTGCGGTATCTTGTCGATACAGACGAGCCGTGCGCGCTGGCAAAGGCTGAGATGGAGCGTGCCGAATATGGCTGGAAGGCGACCCGTGAGGCTGTCTTCACTCATGCCGAGGGTACGGTGGCGGAGCGGCAAGCGATTGCCGCGACCCACCATGCCACGAAAGAGTCGCACGAACGGTATTGTGCGGCTGTTGCGCTCTACGCCAAGATGGCGAACAAGCGCGAGACAGAGCGCATCGTCCTCGACACTTGGCGCACCATCTCGGCCAACCGACGAATGGGCAGTCCATAAAAAAAGCCCCACGGTGAGGTGGGGCTGAAGTCTCTCTAGGAGAAGTACACGGAGAAAATCGCAATGCTCCGTGAGAATAGCAGATTAGTGGGGTTATGCAATGGATCAGTTACTCGCGGAAATTAAGGCTCGGGACATCAGCAAGTTGACACAGGTAGAGTGGTATAGCCGCTTTGCCTACGTTAGTTCTGAGGATTCTTACTTCGACATGGTGGAGCGGCGGGAACTGTCCCGATCCGCGTTCAATGCCATATTTCGGGGCGTCTCGTGCGCCTCCGTACACAATAAACGCCGCATCGAGGCGTCCGTGGCGTTTGATGAGAGCCGCGCCGAGATGGGTGGCCTAGCCCTAGAGGGCATCACGTTCGCGGCTGGCGAGAGCGCGTTGGTTGGTCGCACCGGCTTGGTATATGGCAACCGTTGGCAGAACGGACGCCCCAAGGGGGTGCAGGGTAACGCCTCGAAGTGGCTTGAACACTTAGAGCGCATGGTTCCCGACGAAGCCGAGCGCGACCATGTGCTAAATGTCATGGCGTATAAGCGTCAGTTCCCGAACCGCAAGATTAACCACGCCGTTCTGCACGGCGGGATGCCTGGAGCGGGTAAAGACACGCTATGGGCTCCGTTTCTGTGGGCGATAGGCGGTGCGCTAAATACCAACATAGCCGTGGTGCGAAACGAGGAACTGGCAAGCCAATGGGGTTATGTCTTGGAGTCCGAGGTCGTGGTCATTAACGAACTGCGGCAGTCGTACAAGGGCGATCAGCGGGCGATGGAGAACACGCTAAAGCCCCTTATTGCCGCGCCCCCAGAGTTATTGCAGGTTAATCGGAAGGGGCTGCACCCCTACTATGCCCTTAATCGCCTATTCGTTTTGGCGTTCAGCAATGACCGCAACGCTATAGCCTTGCCAGCCGATGACCGCCGATGGTTCGTGCTGTGGTCACACGCGCCACGCATGGAGGACAGGGACGCAGCCGCGCTCTGGCAATGGTACGCCGAGGGCGGCTTAGAGGTCGTCGCAGGGCTGCTCGACGCTCGGGATGTGAGCCAGTTCAATCCTGGTGCGGCTCCGATGATGACCGACGCTAAGGCCATCCTATTGCAGCAGGGCATGAATCCCACCGAGGCGGCAGTTGCCGAACTGATTGCAAGCCGCCAGAGCGTATTCAAGCCCGGTGTGATTGCTGCACCGTTCCATCGAATCGTGCAGGAACTCGCCAACCAGTTAGGCGAGAGGTTCCGAGTCAATCAGAACGTGCTTCAGATCGCCTTGAAGGACTGCAAATGGGAGGATAGGGGGCGCATCTACTCGAAAGAGCACCCAACCAAGAAGCACGTTTATGTGTCGCCTGAATTCTCGCACCTATCCAACACAGAGTTGCGGCGGATGGTTGAGAATCCGCCACAACCCGTGCTGTCAGTCGTCAAATAGGATAGAGGCTAGAACGGTCAGGGCTACGGCTATCAGAAATCCCGCCATAGCGTAGCCCTCGCCGTATCAATACATCGCCCGAGATATGTCACCCAGTAGCGACGGGTGCAACGGGTCAGCCGTGGATAGGTTGGCCGCAAGCCCCATCGTTCGTGGAACTCCGTCACGGTCGCCCCTCCAACGCTCGACGCACTTCCTCGACAAAGGGCGCGAGTTCCCTAACCGTCAAGTCGTCATCCCATGCGCTCATAAACGCGCGCACAGCCGTTTGGAGCCGCAGAGGGTTAGGCGGGTAGCGATAAGGCCGGGCTATATCTTCCTCGGCAAAAAAGGCTTCTAGTTCTGCAATGGTTGGTCGGTGTGGCTTTTCCATAGTGTCACCAGTAGTTAGAGAGCGGGTGCTGTGCGCGGCTAGAGCGGACGTTAGGCGGTGGCACTTCCCGCCAGTCAATCAAGCCACGGCAGAACCATCGGGACAGTTTGCGCCAGAGTTTAAACCGAGACATAAGGCCTCCTGAGTTGATACCGAGCGTACCGCTTGCCGTTGGCTGTCTCCGTCTTGCACTCAATGTCTAGCCCCTCTCGCCTTAATTCGGCAATCCGAGCGGCAAGCCTGAAACAGCCATAGTCCTGCAAGGCGTCTAGCGGGGTGAGTGACCGCCCTAGAATCAGGGCGGCTCTAATCTGGTCATTCTGCGACATCTGCGGGGTCTCCTATGTTCACCTCTTCAACATCCCAATCCAGTTGATCGTGTTTGGTATAGCCCGCTCGGACGATGTGCAAGGCGATGTCGGCGGCTGCGTCCTCATCACGCGCCTCAACGGTGACGATCTCCTGAATGGATGCAAACAACACAACGTCGAACGTTTTCATGCGATGACCTCCACGCCCTGTGCGTCAATACGGACGCGCTCGACGGGTTCGTCGGTAACGTCAAACACTTCCCACCCTGTCACCTCGCTTCCGATTAGTTCGTCAAATCCCCATTTTGCGGGGTGGTATACGTCCTCGTCCTCGTCAATTTCTAGATGAATTATGACAGCGTACTTTTTCATGCAGCCTCCTGCGCGTCGCCGATGGTGGTCTCGTATTCGAGCAGCAAGTCAGAATCGCTCATGTTGTCAAAGCCAACAAAGCCAAACTGCAAGTAGTCGCCGAGCAAGCCCGTATCGCCTCGCAAAGCGGCTTCGTAGATGTACTGGACGGCTTCGAGCGTTAAGGCTTCTATCATTTGCTCTCGCGTCATAACGCCTCCCCGGTAGCCTTTGAGATTGCAGAACGGATGGCCTTAACGTCACGTTGGACAACTCCGGCTTTGAAGCAAGCCAATTGCTCGGGATCGTCCAATACGCTCTCAACGTAAGGCAGGGCGAGAAAGAGGGCTTCTAAAAGGTCAGGCGCGGCAGATAATAGGTCGCCCGTGTACTTGCCACGCGCTCCAATGACTTCGATTTTCATGCGACCTCCGTTTTCTTTTTAACGTCTTCGATAAAGTCTTCAGCATGTACCACCCCGAGATGGGTGAACGCTTCGTCGTCGTCGTCCCATGTCTCCACGGCTATCTCGTGGGCTTCTTCGGGTGTAGCGGCTTCGACTTCTAATTGGTAAGCGTGATGCTCTACACGGCAGAGCGTGACAGTAAAGCGGCTCATGTGTTTTCCCCTGTGGCTTTTGCGATTGCGGCTCGGGCTTTTCCAAAAATGGGCGCGGCCTCTGGATAGTCCGCATCGTAGTCGCGCAAATAATCAAGCAGACCATCTAAAGCATTTAGCAAGTCTGGAGCGGCAGCGATAAGACGGGCGTTTGCCTCACCCATAGGCGAGGGGTTGCAGACTGTATAGCCGTCGCTGTCGATAATTGCGCGGTAACCGATTGCGGCATCTGTTACGCCTTCGGCTAGAGCGTACCAAGGAGCGGGAGTGTGGGCGTTCATGCGGCCTCCTGCTTGATGGCGTCCAACATATGCTCGGCAATCTCTCGCCAGTTAACGTCAGACAGGAAGGCGCGGGCATAGTCAGCGGCTAACCCCTCGACGGTAGCGCACTCGAACAACACTTGATCGGCGTAGTCAGACAGGCCATCAGCCAATGCGTCGATATCGTCAGCGTCAAAGCCTGAGAAATAGTCAGAGGGATCGAACCCGTCGAAGATCTCCAAATTGACGCGCCATGTAGCGTAATTCGTCCAACCGTTATAACGGCTATCGGTGTCGTTGATTGTGTAACCCATGATGGTTCTCCGTGTTTAGTTATTAGTTAGGCGGCGACAGATTGCAGGGAGTCGCGCAAACGAATAGCGGCAGACTTACCCTCCCAAACCGCATCAGATAGCAAGTCGTTAGCGACTTCGGAAAGGTACTCGTTATTGCCTGAAGGATAGTTGCAGTCGATACCCCAAAGGCTTGCGGCATGGTCTACCAACAGCGTCTCACCGGCATAAACCGACAGCACTACGCCAACGTAGCACCAGTCTCCATCCTTCCATGCGCGGATATCTGACTCGGTATAGCATTCAAAGTCCTCGGGATGCGTATCCATGTCTTCGTAAATAGTGGCAACGATAGTGAGTCCATCGACTTCGACGGTACGGGTGTCGTTGTGGCATACGAAACTGTCGAAAGGCTTGAAAGATTGCATTGCTAGGTTCTCCGTTTGTAATTTAGGGATTGGCAGACTTCACAAAGTGCGGATATGGGTGCAACGCACCATTAGACCTTTCGGAATAATGCTTTCCGTACTGATAACCCAAGCGTCGGATACGGTTACGGATTGCACGAGCGTAGACATTAGAACGCTGATGCTCTTCCTGCGTCATCAGGCGAGACGGGCTTGTGGCATGGTTATAGGCAGCGCAGAGGCCATAGATGGTGCGACCTGCTGACCAGAGTTTGCCGTCGGGCTTGTATTGTGCATAAGGCTTCATTGCTAGGTTCTCCGAGTTAGTTGCGGCAATAGTCAACGAGAGCAGCGAGACCTGCGACGCAGATGCTAAACGCACCGAGCCGGAAGTCGTCCAGAACGATAGAGGCCAAAGCGACGCTAAAGCCTACGAACACCAAAGCGTTAAGAAAGCGAGTCATAGTTAGACCCCCACGGCAGCGAGTGCCGATTCAATGTTGTTGAATTTGTCGGAAGTCGCGGAAGCGATCGGACACTCGCCGAAAGCGTCCTCAGATGCGTACACGCAGACGTTGAAGTTATCCAACGTCGGATAATCCATGCCGTCCGTGTCCGTGATGACAATGAAACGTCCATCGTCAAGTGTGAGCGTTAATGCTTGAAAGCGTCCGTCGTCGTAAGCGTCAAACTCTGGCAACTCTGCGCGGATGTTGTAGTCACGTTCGTAATTGTTTTGCATTGCTAGATGCTCCGTGTTTGTTGGTCTCGTCAGTAGCGGCATCACCGCTAGACTGCCTCTCGGCAGTTTCGACCTAGTCCGCTAACCGTCGCCCGAGGTTGTCATAATAGGTTGACTCACCTTTGGCATAAGCGCCCATGTTGCCAACGAGTCTGCGGATGTTTTCTGCCGTCACATCTATATCCATTCCGCGAATCTCAAACTCGTCGTTTAATATGGCGCGACCTTCGGTTACCGCTTGCTTTAAGGTTGCGTAAGCACCTAGCGAAATGCCTTCAAGACTTTCGACGATGTAGAACCTCATTGCTAAATGCTCCGTGTTACCTGGTAGTTATCTGTCAACGATTCCTTTATAAACTAGTGCCAATAGGCTGTCAACGATTTATTTACAGATAGATAGATGCTCAGATGCTATGCAATTTGTGCTAGTTGTGTAGGTCATCACGGACAGTCACGGACAGCCCGAAAATGACGATTTTGGTTAAAAAGTGACCAACCAACGCAAAACGGAGACGTAATAGGGTGGTTTATAGGTATTGAGTGGACACTTGAAAGGACAGTTTTTCAGGATCGGCTAACTGACTGTTTCGCAAGTGGAAAATGACAGTTAGGACAGAATAGGTCATTTGTCTCTTACTCAATTTGACGATCAATATAAATAATGACTTGAAAGACACTTGCCTATTTGACCTACCGGGTGATGTAGTGCAGTAGCACACCCACCGTGTTGCACTCTCACCACTTGTTGCGATCCCGCCACAAACGTCCAGGTGTTGCACAAACGCAACGTGTTGCATCTACGCAACATCTACGCATTGCAAACGATTCGCTTACGCATGATGAGAAGCATTCGTATCCAGGCTTGTGGTACACGCACAACAGGTGTTGTGGCAAAACAACAGGGGGGGGTAGGGCCATGGGTTGACCGGTCACGATTACGATGCCCTCACAAAAACTTTTTTATTTTTTTTATTAACGCTCTTCGCTAATAAACCTTTTACCGTTATCCTTTATTAGCAACGTCTGACCAGATGCGCTGGTAGCGACCGAGAGGTAACTGAAGCAGCCCGCAAGGGATGCACCATCTAAGGCACTAAACGTATCCCTAGACGCTTCCGCCTCGGCACACAGGCTCCACGGACGTTGGAGATCGCGGCCTCCCGGCAGGATCACCCTGCACGTTGTTCTCTCGCCAAACCTTCTGTTACAGTCTCGGTATGCCGATACAGATGTCTGAGGCAGAGTGGTTAGAGTTTGCTGCCAAGTCTCTGGTATGCCGCTCTTGCTTCTGGGCCGCTCAAGTGACTAAGGTTGCTGAAAAGGTCTGGTGTGCCCATGCCACCCACCACGGTTGGATGTCTGACGTTCCCGCCTGTTCTGGCAAAGAGTTCCGGTATGAACCTCGTAACAGAATCCTTTAAGTCCATTCCTTTTGCGCCTCGTGAACTGAAGGCATCGCCGGAGGTTCTGCAAAAGATTTACGATGCCGCCAAACTCGGGCTAAAGGGTGACGCCTTAGCCTTTGCGGCTGGGTTGTTGCCCGTTGAGTACCGTAGACTCTGCCAGTTAGATAACGCGGCTGCGGTCGCCGAGGGGAAAGGTCGTGCGGACTCTGAGGTTGAGGCAGCGTCGGCCTTGCGAGAAGGCGCGATTAATGGGGACACCAAAGCCGCGCTCGCCCTGCTCCAAAACCTTCATGGTTGGGTGGCTAAACAGCAAGTCCAAGTTGATATTAAATCCCAGATTAGTATTGTCGCCGCGCTGCAAGAGGCAGAATCTCGCGTCTTGGCGGGCCGCGTATTTGACGCTACACCGGATCAATTAGCGCATGAGGCTACTGAGCCGCTGACCCTGAAGGACGAACGTGCAACAGCCGATCTATAGCCCCGAAGATGAAGAATTACTCATGTCGAAACTTTGGTCGCCCACGATCAAGGACGACCCAGAGGCCTTCGTGCTACTCGCTTTCCCTTGGGGCCAGAAAGGCACGCCACTCGAACACTTCAAGGGTCCGCGTAAGTGGCAGCGGGAAATCCTGCGCGACATTGCCGCCCACACTGCGAAGAACAAGACCGCCACTTCCTACGAAGTCCTGCGTATGGCTACGGCTTCCGGTCGCGGTATCGGCAAGTCTGCGCTGGTGTCGTGGCTCATCCTCTGGATGCTGAGTACCCGGATTGGCTCAACGACCATTGTGTCGGCTAACTCGGAAGCGCAGTTACGCTCAATCACATGGGCAGAAATTACTAAGTGGGCAGCGCTCCTTATCAATTCGCATTGGTTTGAGATTAGCGCCACCCGCGTGATGCCTGCTAAATGGCTTGCCGAACTGGTTGAACGTGACCTTAAAAAAGGTACGCGCTACTGGTCGGTCGAAGGTCGCCTGTGGTCCGAAGAGAACCCCGATTCGTATGCGGGTGTCCACAACTTTGACGGCGTTATGGTGATTTTCGACGAAGCCAGCGGTATCCCTGACCCCATCTGGGCGGTCACGGCGGGGTTCTTTACAGAGAACACCCCGAATCGTTTTTGGATGGCCTTTAGCAACCCCCGTCGTAACGAGGGCTACTTCTTCGAGGCGTTCCACTCTAAGCGTGCGTTCTGGAACACCCGCAACATTGACGCTCGCACCGTTGAAGAAACCGATAAGTCGGTGTATCAGCAGATCATCGACGAATACGGCATCGACTCACCCCAAGCCAAGGTGGAAGTCTATGGAGAGTTTCCGTCAGAAGGTGACGACCAATTTATACCGCCTAGCCTTGTGGATTTGGCGATGTCGCGTAGCAAGTACAAGGATGAGACGGCGCCTATTGTTATTGGAGTCGATCCGGCTCGCAGCGGAGCGGACTCGACCGTTATCGCCGTCCGCAAAGGTCGAGACATCATCGCCATCAAGCGCTTTAAAGGCGAAGACACGATGGAGATTGTTGGCCGAGTTATCGACGCGATTGAAGAGTACCAACCCACACTCGTCGTCCTCGACGAAGGCGGATTAGGCTACGGCATCCTTGATCGCTTGAAAGAGCAGCGCTATAAGGTAGTGCGTGGCGTTAACTTCGGATGGAAGTCTAAGACCCCGGCTATGTGGCAAAACAAACGTGCAGAGTTGTGGGGCGAAATGAAAGCGTGGCTGAAAGACGCTGCGCTACCCAATGATAGGCAGTTAAAGGCTGACCTGACAGGACCAAAACAGAAAATTAATTCCTCTGGCTCCATCTTGCTGGAGTCGAAGAAAGACATGAAATCGCGTGGCCTTGCATCGCCTGACGCTGCTGATGCCATCGCTGTCACGTTTGCATATCCTGTGGCGCACCGCGAATACCGCGAGCGACCGCGCACGATTACCACGAGCCGCGAGAGCGGCATGATTAACACTTGGATGGGTGCCTAATGGCTAAGAAGTCCGTCAGCCTCTCAGTTGGTAGAGGAGAAAAGCAGTCCGTGTCAAGAGGGGCGGGATTGACCGCGAAAGGCCGTGCAAAATATAATCGTGCAACGGGGTCTAATTTGAAGGCTCCGGCGCCCAGTCCGAAGACAAAAGCGGACGCAGGACGTAAAAAGTCGTTTTGCGCCCGCATGAAAGGGGTCGTTCGCAACGCCAAGGGGCCAGCCGAACGCGCTAAAGCATCCTTAAAACGATGGAAATGCTGAAATGGCTGCAAAAAAGGGACTATATGCGAACATTCATGCTAAACGCGCTCGAATCGCTGCGGGATCGGGCGAAAAGATGCGTAAACCGGGTTCTAAGGGCGCTCCAACGGCTGCCAATTTCAGAAAGTCAGCCCTTACCGCCCGAAAACCCCGTAAAACCTCCAAAAAAGGCTAAGAAACATGTACGGAAAGAAAAACCCCGGTCCAATCGGCGTGTCTCCCGGCGCAACAGTCGGTGACATGATTCAAAACAGCCGGATGCAGAAGCCCCGGATGCCTGCTCCGCGTATGCCGAAGCGCGTTAACGAGGAAATGATCCGCACTGCGGTCGATTTCCGACCGACTTCGATGAAACGGGGTATGCGTTAATGCCTCTCGTAAAGTCCGCCTCTAAGGGGGCTTTTCGCAAGAACATTCGCGCTGAAGTGAAGGCTGGCAAGCCTGTTAAGCAGGCCGTTGCCATCGCGTATTCGGTAAAGCGCAAAGCCGGTAAGAAGGGCAAGTAATGGCTAAAGACCCGACAGGGATGAAGGGCGCGGCTCAGGTGGCTAATACGCCCGAGAGCCGCCGTGCGCGTAATACGGGCGATATTCTCGCCCAAGCGCGTACCCGAATGCAGTTGTCCCTGACGGCTTATAGCGAGTCTCGGGACAGCGAACTGGACGACCTGCGCTTTATGGCGGGTTCTCCAGATAACCGCTGGCAGTGGCCGCAAGAAGTCTTAGCCACCCGTGGCGCAGTGCAGGGTCAGACGATCAACGCTCGTCCTTGCCTAACCATCAACAAACTGCCCCAGCACGTCCGGCAGGTTACTAACGACCAGCGCCAGAACCGCCCTGCGGGTAAGGTTATCCCGGTTGATGACAAGGCAGACATTGAAGTCGCTGAGGTGTTTGACGGTATCGTCAGGCATATTGAGTACATATCGGACGCCGATGTGGCCTACGACACTGCCTGTGAGAATCAGGTCACGTACGGCGAAGGCTATATCCGCATCCTGACCGAGTATTGCGACCCCGATTCGTTTGACCAAGACATCCGTATCGCTCGCGTTCGTAACTCGTTCTCGGTATATATGGACCCGCACATCCAAGACCCGTGCGGAGCCGATGCAGAATGGTGTTTCATAACCGAGGACATGCCCCGTGAGGAGTTTGAGCGTCATTTTCCTGACGCCGAACCCATCTCGTCGATCCAGAGCCGTGGTATTGGTGACGAGAATCTGGCGCAGTGGATTACCGACGATTCAGTACGGATTGCGGAATACTTCTACGCTTACTATGAAAAAGCGAAGTTAAACCTGTATCCGGGCGGCATGACCGCCTACGCCGACTCGCCCGAAGCCGCGCAGATGGAGGCTATGGGCCTCGCCCCTGTTCGCACCCGTGACGTAGACATCCGCAAGATTAAGTGGATGAAGACGAACGGCTACGAGGTGCTGGAAGAGCAGGAGTGGCCGGGTAAGTCGATTCCGGTTGTCCGCGTGGTCGGCAACGAATACGAAGTAGAAGGCCGTATCTACATCAGCGGCCTTGTGCGTAACGCTAAAGACGCGCAGCGCATGTACAACTACTGGGTATCCCAAGAGGCGGAAATGCTCGCCTTGGCCCCCAAAGCGCCGTTTATCGGCTACGGTGGGCAGTTTGAGGGATACGAGCATCAGTGGAAGACCGCCAATACCCAGAACTGGCCGTATTTGGAGGTCAATCCTGACGTTACGGACGGCGCTGGCAACATGCTGCCGCTGCCCCAACGTGCCGCCCCACCCCTTGCACAAACGGGGCTTATTCAGGCTAAGATGGGCGCGTCGGACGACATTAAGTCTACGACGGGCTACTATGACTCTAGCCTTGGCGCCACGTCTAACGAGCGCTCGGGTCGGGCCATATTGGCGCGTGAACGTCAGGGCGATACGGGGTCATATCATTACGTCGATAACCTTGCCCGCGCTATCCGCTACGTCACGCGTCAACTCGTTGACTTGATCCCGAAGATTTACGATACCCAGCGTATCGCTCGCATCATCGGCATCGACGGGGAAACCTCGACGGTGCGTATCGACCCGATGCAGCAAGAGCCTGTCCGCAAGTTGATGGATCAGGCTGGCGTTGTCATTGAGAAAATCTACAACCCGTCCGTGGGTAAGTACGACGTAGCCGTCACGACCGGCCCGTCTTACATGACCAAGCGCCAAGAGGCGATGGACGCGATGTCGCAAATCCTGCAAGCCAACCCGAACCTTTGGGGCGTGGCAGGCGACCTGTTCGTCAAGAACATGGATTGGCCGGGAGCGCAGGAAATTGCCAAGCGTCTTTCCAAGACTATCGACCCGAAACTGCTTGCCGATCCTGACGAAGACCCAGCGTTGCAGGCTGCTAACCAGCAGATTGAAGCGATGGGCGCTGAGATGGATCAGATGTTCCAGATGCTCCAAAACGTCTCGCGCTCGATGGAAGCGACGGAACTGCGGATCAAGGAGCAGGAAGCGCAGATTAAGGCGTATGACGCCGAGACCAAGCGTATTAGCGCGGTTCAGGCGGGCATGTCCGAAGAGCAGATTCAAGACATTGTGATGGGCACGATTAGCGGGATGCTGTCCGCCAACGACCTTGTAGCCCCGGCCCCTAGAGAGGCTGAAATGCCGATGGAGTTACCGCCGCAATGACCTGCGAAGTCTTTATCGGACGGCTATTTTTAGCGCGGGATGTGACCCATTCCACGCACCTGAATACCCGTAACTACGCTAAACACAAGGCACTACAGAAGTTCTACGAGGGCATCATCCCCCTCGCAGACGACTTCGCCGAGGCGTATCAGGGTCGGCACGGACTGATTGGCCCGATTGCCCTAGCATCTGCCCAGAAGTCAAACAACGTACTTGACTTTCTGGAAAAGGAACTTAAGGAACTTGAGGAAATGCGGTATAAAGTCGTCAGTAAAGACGACACGACGCTGCAAAACCTGTTAGACGCCATATTTGGCTTGTATTTATCTACAATTTACAAGTTACGCTTCTTAGCGTGAGGTAACGACTTTGGAACTTCTCAACCCACTTGTTGACTATTCGGCCTACACTGCTAATTACACCGGCACGGCAGGCAGCACGACGGCGTGGAATCCCGGCCCAGAAGGCGTCGTGGTGTGGTCTACGACGGCGGCGTACATTCGTGTAGGTGAAGGCGTGACGGCTACTACTGCGGACACGCCGATCCCGGCTAACACCCCCATCCCGTTTAAGGTTCCGCAAGGTACGGGCGCTCCGTGGCGCGTATCGGCCATCCAGGTTGCGGCAAGCGGCACGTTGTACGCCAAGCCGATTAACCAGAACTAACGTGGCTAGATACTTCGGCGTTCCGATGCGTAATGCCATTAGCCTTGGGCTAGGTGGCATTATTGCGTTGGTAAGCGGATTTGGTAGCGACATTGCGTTTGGTAATTTAGAACTGGAAGACGGGGCTAACCTGCTGTTGGAAGACGGCGGACTTATTGTTTTGGAGTAATTTATGTCTACTGACAAAAAGATTTCTCAATTAACCTCCGGCGCCCCAGCACAGGCTGGCGACGAGTACGTTGTTGCTCGATCCGGCGCTAACTACAAACTGACGCTGACGAACATCGCGGCCTCAATGCCTGCGACGACAATTACGTCCGGCGACCTTACGTTCTCCAGCACCGCCCAGCGCATCACGGGCGACATGAGTAATGCGACGGTTGCTAATCGGTTATCGTTTCAGACTTCTACGGCAAGTTCAAACACCCTAATTCCGATACTAAATACTCAAGCGTCAAACGGGGCATCGGTATTTCAGTTTTATAACAACAATGACACAACAAATAATTCATACGCACAAATAGGGATCGGCGGTTCTACGCTGCAAATAGTCTCTGAAAAAAACGGTACTGGGTCATATTTCCCAATCATTATGTCTACCGGAGGCAGCGAGAGGGTCAGGATAGATACGTCGGGCAACGTCGGGATCGGCGGGACAACGGCGACCGCGTTTGTTAAATGTCAGATAAACGGAACACTCCCAACATCTGGCACATTATCAATCGGATTCAGCCAAGACGCAGCAATTCCAAGCGGTACAACTACGCTTTTTGCAGGCTTTAACAACGCAGCAGGAACTCAAGCCGCATCGTTTACACTTGTAAGTTACGCTCACTATCGTGCAAGCCAAGGAACATTTGGCGCAGGATCAGCCGTTACAAATCAGTTCGGTTACCTTGCAGAATCCACGATTACCGGAGCCACCAACAACTACGGCTTCTACGGCAACATCGCCTCTGGCTCTAACCGCTGGAACTTCTATGCAGCGGGGACGGCGAGTAATTACATGGCGGGCAGACTTGGCGTTGGAATTTCGCCCGAAACTTATACGAGTTATAGGGTTTCTATTCAGGCTGCTTCTGGTGCAAATGCTTGTCTTTTAATAAATGATAATGCCAGCGCAACAACCCAATTCATTTGGAATAACGCGGCCTCTGGAGACAACATATTTGTCCAGTTTGGGACAGACGGCGGTGCAACAACTCGCGGGTCTATTGATTACAACCGCGGCGGCGGTCTTGTTCGTTACAACACAACGTCGGACTACCGCGCTAAAACCATCATTGGGCCGGTTACAAATTCTGGCGAGTTGGTGGATGCGCTAAAGGTTTACGTCGGCAAGATGAACGGCGCGACGGTAGAGCGTCCGATGTTAATTGCTCACGAAGCGCAAGAAGTTGCGCCGTATGCCGTAAGCGGTGAAAAGGATGCTGTGGATAAAGACGGCAACCCCGTCTACCAGCAGATTGATGTTTCTTCACTTGTCCCGTTGCTGATTGCGGAAGTCAAATCCCTACGGCAGCGTGTCGCTGAACTGGAGGCTAAATAATGAACGCCGTATGGAAGGTGCGACAGATTGAGTGTCTGTCCGAGAATGGCCTCGATAACGTCGTCGTGACGGTCTGCTTTGACATTGACGCCGACGAGAACGGGCTGAAGGGCTTTGTGCAGGGCGACACCAAGTTGCTGCCGCCGGACGCTGCTACCTTCACCGATCTTGCTAGCATCACCGAAGCACAGGTCGTGCAATGGGCGAAGGATGCGCTTGGTGCTAACGGCGTGGCTCGCTTTGAGGGCATGTCGCAGCAGCAGATCGACAACCAGAAGGTCGCGCAGCCTAAGACGGTTCGTCTGCCGTGGGCTCCGGTTGAAGAGGAAAAGACTGAAGAGAAATCAGAGCCGGAGGCGGCGTGATCAAACTCGAACTGTCTGTCGAAGAAGTGAATGCGATCCTGCAAGTGCTTGGGCAGTTGCCGACGAGCAGCGGTGCATGGCCGCTGTTGCTGAAGGTCAAAGAGCAGGCCGAAGCGCAGGCTAAACAGCCAGAGGAAAAGTAATGGCTAACTGGAAGGTCGAAGGTCTGCGGGTTCTGCCCAAAGTAGACGAACATGAGAACGTCGTGGCTTTCGTCGAGTGGAGCCTTGGCCCGCTTAACCAAGTGACACGCTTGACCCGGCCTTCTAGAGACTTCATCCCGCTGGCTAACCTCACGGAAGAAGTTGTCTTAAACTGGGTGTGGAACCTAACGCACAAGAAAGCGTGGGAACAAAAAGCGGCTGAGTTGGCCGCTCCGGTCGAGCCGCCGAAAGACGAATCTGTACCTGTTGCACTGCCTTGGGCGGAGTAAAACATGTCCACCATTAAGATTTCCCAGTTACCCGCTGCAACCAATCCCGTATCCGTTGGCGCTGTGGTGCCCATCGTTGATGGCGGTGTAACCAAGAAGGCGACTATTGCTCAGTTGGGTGAGATGGTGTCGGTCAAGGCGTATGGCGCTACAGGCGACGGTACGACCAACGACACGGCGGCCATTCAGGCTGCGATTGACTACGTGTACAGCGCGGGTGGCGGTACGGTGTACTTCCCGCCCGGCACTTACCGAGTGACCTCGATTGTTCGCAACTGGACGAACCCGATCACGGTCAACATCAAAGGCAGCGGCAAGCGATCCACTGTCCTTCGCAAGTTTGGCTCTGACGCTACGCCTGTGCTGGACTTTTCAGGCATCGCGTCCATGTTGGAGCCGTACAGCGAAATCTCTGACCTTGAGATTGACGGTAACGACGTCGGTAACGTCAACGGCCTTCGAGCGACCAACTATGGGCGCTGGGTGTTGCGTAACGTCTTTATTGAAAATTGCAACTACGGTTTGTATTGCCGTGGCGGTTTGGTGTTTGACGTGTACGACTGCACGTTTCAAGACAACCTCTACGGCTACTACTGCGAAAAGTCTGCCGATAATGTCTACAGCAACTTGGTGACGTTCTACGGCGGTCAGTTCAGCGGTAACACCACTTGGGGCTTGTACATCAAGCAAGCCGGTGGCGTGCATGTTGTCGGCACCGACATTAGTTTTAACGGCACTTCGGGCGATACCGGCACGGGCGGTATCTACTACGACGTGACGATGGACGATGAAGTCGGCTATGCCGTCGCGTCTATCAAGAACGCATGGTTTGAAGGCAACTTCGGCAACGGCATTAAGACCGGCGCTGTGGGCGGCCTGCACCTATCAATAATGGACACGACGCTTGCCGGTAACTTCAACCCGATCACGGTTGGCGCTATCGCTATGAGCGAGATCTCCAACTGCTTTGCCGGTTCCGTAACCGACACGATTGTGGTCGGTGCCGGACGCAGCATCGTCAAGAATTGCATCTTCTACGACCTAATTGATAACAGCACGTATTACCACCACTGGAACGTGGTCGGTAACGCGTATAACGACATTAACGAGACCAATGCTCGCGCCGATGTGATTTGCGGAACAGAACGGTTCGTTCAAGGTTCTGCCGCTGCATTGACCGCTGGTAGCCCGGAAGACTTTGTAAACTTCTTGTTCGGCACCGGCCAACAGCAGTTTTGGTGTCAAAACGTCAAAAACTTAAGTCTTGGCCCAGCGGCTATTGGTTTCTACGGCACCTCGCCGCAGACGAAACAGACGATTACCGGCTCTCGTGGTGGCAACGCAGCCCTCGCATCTTTGCTGACGGCACTTGCAAGCACTGGTTTAATTACCGATAGCACTACGGCTTAAGGGTTACCTAAATGACGACCATTAAAATTTCCCAGTTGCCGGATGCAACCGTTCCGCTGACGGGTGCGGAGTTGGTTCCGTTAGATCAGAACGGAATAACCAAGAAAACAACGGCTTCTGCATTTGGATCAAACAACGTGGTTTCGGTGCAGTCTTTTGGTGCAGTAGGTGACGGCGTAGCCGATGACACTGCCGCCATCGTTGCTGCCCAAGACTATGCCGCGTCGATTGGCGGCGCTACCGTGTATTTTCCGCCCGGTGAGTACAAGGTTACGTCTGCTATTCCAATGCTTCCGGGTATTACTTATCAGGGGCCGATGCGTGCCGAATTGGGCGCATACAACGCTGGTCGTAGCCGTCTGTTCAGCAGTACCAGCGACATTTTCGTAAACAGCGCTTCTTTAATTACCGGCGTTTGTTTCCGCGACCTGTTCATTGAGTCTGCATCTGGTGGCGGACACGTTTTTAACTGGTCGAATACGGGCGTTGTTGCCAAGATTGAAATGTCGGGCGTCTGCTTGGTGCAAAAGAACGCAGCCAAGTCCGTTATTTACGGCAACATGGGCGGGGGTGCCAGTGACGGCATTTTCTCCATCTGGATGCACGATTTTGAGTATGAGTTTGTTCCGACAAACTCGGTTCCGGCAATCTACCTCAAAGCGTTTACGATCAACTCCATTTCAATCTCTAACTTCTGGAGCACGGCTAACGGCGAAAGCGCCGCAGGTCAGCCGAGCATTTGGGTAGAAAGCACCAACGCCTCGGGCGCTGCTTTTAACGTATTTATCAAACAAGGCGTGTTTGAGTTCGCATCTAGCGGCGGCATTACGTTGCTTTCGTGCGCCAACTCTATTGTTGAGGACTGCACGACTTACGATTCGTCGATTGCGATTGGCGCTCCGGTGTTCAAGGTAGACAAAGGCGCATCCGGCCCATCGTCTAACAACATCGCCTTCCGATCCTGCCGCAGCACGATTGGCAATGCTACTCACGCCGACTTGTATTTAGACACGGCTGTAGCAGGACAGGGTTCATTTTGGATTGAGAACTGCACGTTCTCCTACTTGGATTCGGAGTCCACGCTTCCGGGCACGGCAACGGCTATCGTCAACAGTTCTATTACGAACTTTGTAGATACGGCTTACGTGCAACTTAATTACAGTCCAGAGTCGAACATCCGTTTCGGCAATTCGTTGGGATCGAGCAAGTATTACGACATCTGGAACGGGTACTTCAACAACTTTGAAGGTTACCTCAACATCATGCAGAGCGGGTCGTACATCGGCTCGGTCAACCCGTCAGGTAACTTCTATTGGGGCGGCACTCGCGCATCGCCAAACTTCTATGTGTTGAAGTCTGACGGTAAGGTGTTTTCTAAGAGCCATATCTACCCCGGCACGGGCGCTGGCTCTGACCAAGACAAAGCCGGTTTGTTGGCTGGCGAAGGCGCTCCCAGCAACGGCAACGGCAACAACGGTGACTTCTACTTCCGCAGCGACGGCGGCGCTTTGACGACCATTTATCAAAAGCGTGCTGGCGCGTGGGTAGGCATCGTTTAATGTTGCACGGAAGCAACTAGTAAGTTAAAGTTTTACCGTACTGGTGCGGTTCATCAGGTTTCCGTAAGGAAGTTTATGTCGGACGAAAATCAAGTCCCTGAAGTTGTAGCGGCAGAGGCCGTGTCGGAACCCGAGGCTACGGCAGCCCCGGAAACCGTAGATGCTACCCCCGAGGTAGCGGAGCCGGAGAAGACTGAACCAAAACTCTTTACACAAGATGATTTGGATAAAGTCATTGATAAAAGACTAAGGAAAGCGCGTAAGAGTTGGGAAAGAGAGCAGGTGCTAAAGGCGCAATCGACCCCGGTTGAGCCAGCCGCACTGCCTAGCAGAGACGAAGACCCCGAGGCTTATGCCGAGGCTCTGGCCGAACGCAAAGCAACGGAACTCCTCGCCCGACGCGAAGCAGAGCGGGAGCAGATGGCTCTCCTAGAGGCGTATCACGAGCGTGAAGAAGCGGCGCGTGACAAGTACGACGACTTCGAGCAAGTTGCGTACAACAACTCGCTGCCGATCACGACTGTGATGGCACAGACGATTCAGGCGTCAGAATTGGGGCCAGATATAGCCTACTTTCTGGGGTCTAATCCGAAAGAAGCCGAGCGCATTTCCCGCTTACCGCAGTTCCTTCAGGCTAAGGAAATCGGGAAGATTGAGGCCAAAATGGCCGACAGTCCCGCCCCGGTTAAGAAGACTACCAGTGCGCCCCCGCCTATTAAGCCTGTCACAGCAAAAGGCACTGGCGCTCCGGTCTACGACACGACAGACCCACGGTCCATCGCGGCCATGAGTGCGTCAGAGTGGATCGAGCGCGAGCGTCAGCGACAGATTAAACAGTGGGAAGCGCGTAACCGCTAACATCTTTTGGAGACACTTTCGTGGCTAATACACTTCTTACTATTGACATGATTACGAGAAAGGCTCTTGAAATTCTTGAGAACAACCTTGTAATCACCCGTAACGTTAACCGCCAGTACGACGACTCGTACGCTGTCGAAGGCGCCAAGATCGGCACCACGCTGCGTATCCGTCTGCCGGACCGCGCCCTTGTGACGGACGGTGCCGCCCTGCAAGTTCAGGACGACAACGAACAGTTCACAACCTTGACGGTTGCCTCGCAGAAGCACATCGGCGTCAACTTCACGACCGCCGAAATGACGATGCAGTTGGACGACTTTGCCGAGCGCGTGCTGAAGCCGCGTATCAGCCAGTTGGCCTCCAGCATCGACGCTGACGTTGCTAACTCGTTCAACAACATCTACCAGTCGGTTGGTACTCCGGGCACGACTCCGGGCACCTCGCTCGTTCTGTTGCAGGCGCAGCAGAAGTTGAACGAAGCCGCCGCTGGCATGTCGCCCCGCTACGCCACCGTGAACCCGGCTGCTAACGCCGCGCTCGTGGAAGGCATGAAGGGCTTGTTCAACCCGGTGTCCACGATCAGCAAGCAGTTCAAGAGCGGCTTGATGGGCGAAGGCATCCTCGGTTACGACGAACTTGCCATGTCGCAGTCGATCAAGCAGTTCACGACCGGCACCCGCTCGGGCGCTC